TCACGTTTATCTTGACCTAATCCTTGATGGGTATCAGTGTGTTCTTTATAAATATTGATCACATGACGTTTTAGAGAATAATCATCGTTTGTCTCAGTAACTAAACCAAGTTCTGCGCCAATCTGATTAGCAGCTGAATATAAGCGATCTTTTTTATTCTGAATGCCATCCCAGCTAAAAACCATCTTTTTATCTGGCATTTCGTTAATCCCGATTTCAAGAGTTCCTTCGGAATCAATTACTTTGATTATTTCCGCAATCGTCATCGCTTTTGGCGAAGTATAAGCGGGCATTTTTTCTTTGTATAGCTCCCATGTAAGTGAAAAAGCGACAAGTTCTTTGTAATAACCATCTCTGCCTGTTTGGCTGATATTTAGCCAATAATCACGGTTTTTATATACAAAGGAAAGTTTATTCCCAACGGTAACAAACGAGGCTTCAGGATGTTTGTTGTTTATACGCATGACTAACGCTGTCGTATCTCCCTCGAAAAATCTTGTCAGGTCAGCTTTATCAAAGTGAATGGCTCCGACAGCAGAATTGTCCATATAGGTTAGGGTTTCACTGTCATGGGCATCTCTTACTGCAATACGCACGTTTTCAGTTGTCATACCCAAGCCTCCCTTATTTCTGCTGTTGCGGATTCCAATTCGGCAAAACTGGATAATGCGAGTTGAACTTTTGTTTTGCCAGGCGGAACTTTAAACCATTTCGTACCTTTCACTTCATCTTTCCCTTGCGGGAGATTATCTACATAAAGTTTCGTTTCAGTCCCGTTAATATAAATATCTGAGTTGGCTGCATAACGATTGACAAGATCAATCCATTTAACGATATTTAGTTTCTGAAAAACAAATTTCTTGAGAAATAGCATCGATACGTATTTCTCATTAATAATTCGATTACCATGTTGGCCAATAAAAACTTGGCACCCCACCACTTTTTTGTTGAGCAGGTCGGTGTTTTCAGATCTAAATTTTTTCCCTAGTAAAAATACCTCAATAGAACTTCCAATTTTGGTGATCGAAAAATACCCTTTA